AGTTATTCAACCAGGCGATCTGATTCGGGGGATTTATGAGTCGCTTGATATGACTCTTCCGAGCGATGATACCCTGGATGAGATGGTGATGTCACTCATGGACCAGATGACCCAGAACCCTGACATGGCTGCAGCGGTTGAAAGGCTGGCAAGTGCTGCAACGAAACTGCAGGAGGCCGAAATAGATGGTCACTGCCACCACTAATTTTTACCGGGCTGCGTTGCATTTACAACAGGTTGTTCTCAACAATCAGAAGTTCAGAGAGGCAAAAAAAGAATCCCGGAAGTTTTACCAGGAACAGAAATCACGAACTCTTCGGGAGTTCAGCCAGTATGAATACCTATTTTCCGATAACTATCGCCGCCTGCAGGAATCAGGGGCTCTCGTTACCTATCCTGACCTCGGACATGTTGAAATAAATCAGATTTACATTGATGGGTTATTGTCCGGACAATCATACCAGGAAACACACCTGCAGGTTAGTAGGGCATTTGACCGAATGATCCGGGAATCAAAGGCTGATCCAACCGGGGGAAACCGGCTCATCTCAAAGTATGAGAAAGAACTAATCCGGGTCTACAACGATTTTGGATCTGGTTGTGTTGACATAATCCGGGATAATTTCGGAAACCCAGCTGAGACCAGCAGCCAGATCGACAAGTTCCAGACTAAATTAATGAAATCAGTCAGAAAAATGTTGAATAAACAGGTCCTCATGTTCTGGCAACAAGGTGAAATTTGGGCTGATATTAACATTAAAACCCTGAAGTCTAGGATGAGGCGAGAGGAGAAGTCAGATATTTATATCCCTGCAAACCCTGGTGCAGTAGACGCGCTTATCGAGAGAAACCTCGGGTATATCAAAGGGCTGACAGAGGACCAAAAAAAGAAGTTGCTTGCAGAACTTACAGAGGGGATGTTACGAGGTGAAGGGATTGACGAACTGATAAAACGGATTGCGCCTCATATCGAAGCTGGTGAAGGCCCCGGCCAGTCTCGGGCAGAACTGATTGCAAGGACTGAAGTGATGTATGCCCTAAATCAAGGCGCAATCGACAGATGTCGGCAGTCAGGGTTTGAAAAAGTTCAGTGGCTCGCTGGACCGGACGATAGGATCTGTGACGAATGTATGGAGAACGATGGGTCAGTTTACGAAATTGGAACCGAACCGTCACTTCCTTTGCATCCGAACTGTCGATGCGTGTATATTCCGTACTTTGGTGAAGATTCGTCGAGTGAGAAATAAATCTGGCTGTTGAACCCAGATAACACCAAAGCGTATCCGGGTGATAATAGGATCCTGTTTAAGAAAGCAACAGAATAAAAAAGAGAGGCCGGTTATTTAATTTTCTTTTCAAGATCTGCAATTTTCTTTTCGAGAGTTGCTATCTTTTGATTTGCCGTTTCAATTTCTTTTGTGAATTTCTCTTCTAATTTAAAAAATGCTTCTTCTAGATGTCTTTTTAAATCAGAGTCCTTGATTTTTGCAAGATTGTTCTTTACATTCTGGTCTATGAACATATTCCTTAGTTAATCCCACACACAATATACTTTTTGTAAACACACAAAGATATTAATATTAGTAAATACAATGTATGTATGTAACAGGTGAGAAAAATGAACGCACAAGAATTTAAGGAACTGTATGAAGCAGACAACTTGTATAAACTCGCAGAAAACGGCGTTGAAGTGACTGGAATCGATGCAAAAGAAATCATAGAGTTTTACCTCTCACAGAAACCCTCATGCGATTGGCTTCCAAAGTCAGAAAAATTTTATGCGTATGGTAAGGGGGGAATCACTATTGAATACCCAAAGTCACGAGAATATGTTCTGATTGGGTGTGCAGAACACATCTCATAATTTTTATGAAAGCCTCGCTGAGATTAGAACAGATCGGAGACAATTCTAATTGGGGGATCGTGGGTATGTTGGCCGGATATACTCCTAAAAGACCGTGGTGTGCTCAAATCATTGGCTCTGATTTGCATTATAAATTCAAACGAGTTTTTCTAAAGCCAAAGGTGGATTATACTCATTCAAACTCAAAAGGAACACGGGGAATCTACTATTATTTCATTCTCGAATCTGGTGAGGCATATGAGGTATATGATATGGTGAATTGGACGAAACGAGATCGCTATTTTTGCACGGTAAAAGAAAATGGAGATCTTATAAGATTAAAGGAGGCAGAGGTTGCCGCAATGTTCCCTGAAGATCCCGATTGGTATTGATGTTCTTACTGCTGCAAAAGAACGTATATCCTGGACGTTTGATAACTTTCCACGAATATATATTTCTTTTTCAGGAGGAAAGGATTCAACTGTAATGTTTCATTTAGTGGCTGAAGAAGCCAGAAAACGAAATATGAAGATTGGGTGTTTGTTTGTAGACTTGGAAGGACAATATAAACTCACTATAGATTTCATCCAGGAGATGTACAATTTCTATACAGACGTTATTGATCCATATTGGGTTGCATTACCTATTCATCTTAGAAATGCAGTATCACAATATCAACCACAATGGATATGTTGGGATCCAGAATGCAAAGATGATTGGATAAGGCACCCCCCGGACATAGCTATTACAGATGAAGCCAAGTTTCCATTTTTTAGACGCGCAATGGAATTTGAAGAATTTGTCCCCGCATTTGGAAAATGGTATAGTAAAGGCAAATTAACTGCCTGTTTTGTAGGTATAAGAACTGATGAAAGTCTTAATCGTTTCCGCACAATTGCAGCAGGCAAAAAACAAACTCTTGATGGAAAATGCTATACGACATGGTGTGGAGAATCCCTTTACAATATTTACCCAATATATGATTGGAAAACTCAAGATATCTGGAAGTTTCACGGCAAAACAAAATTGCCTTATAATACACTTTATGATAGAATGCATCAGGCGGGATTAACTCTTCACCAGATGCGTATATGTCAACCATACGGGGATGATCAAAGAAAAGGATTGTGGTTATTTCACATTATTGAACCTGAAACGTGGAGCAAGATTGTTGCAAGAGTCAATGGAGCTAATCAAGGAGCATTATACGCACAGGAGAGAGGGGATATCCTAGGGGTTGGAAAAATTACTCTTCCGCCAGGACATACATGGGAGTCGTTTGTAATGCTTTTACTACAATCGATGCCTGCAAAAACGCAGGAGCATTATAAAAATAAGATTGCTGTGTTTCTAAAATGGTATGAAGTAAGGGGGTATCCAGATGGAATCCCAGACGATGGAGAAATGACTAAAGATAAACCCTCATGGAAAAGAATCTGCAAATCTTTGTTAAGAAATGATTACTGGTGTAAAGGACTATCATTCTCACAAAACAAGTCGGATGCGTATGATAAATATGTAAAACTCATGAAAAAGAGGAGAGAACAATGGAAAATGATTTAATTTGGATTCATAATCATCCAGTGTCACGAGTGCAGTGGGTTGAGACAGATAAGGTATATGCAAATGATTATAATCCAAATTCAGTAGCACCTCCTGAAATGGAATTATTGAAGGTATCAATCGAATCAGATGGCTTCACTCAGCCAATAGTGGTATGGGATACTGAATCTGGTTTTGAGGTTGTAGATGGGTTTCACCGACACATCGTTGGTAAAATGCTTGAATTATCACATCTCCCGGTAGTTATCATCAACCAGGATAGATCTGACAAAGGAGATAGGATAGCATCGACTGTACGTCACAATAGGGCACGAGGGAAGCATCGGGTAGGTGCAATGAGCGAAATTGTGCAGGATTTGGCTCGCCGGAACTGGTCAGATAAGAAGATCGGTAAAGAGTTGGGGATGGATCCCGACGAAGTATTGCGGCTGAAACAAATAAGCGGGCTGGCTGAGATGTTTGCTGATGAAGAGTTCTCAGAAGCGTGGGAGGGTTCATTTTGACAGTAAATATTTTGGCTAAAAGTAATTTCCATTCGTGGGAAAAATCATATGAAACAATAGATTTTAAATTGTTAGATTCAGAGCCCCGTTTAATTACAAAATCAGGGAACGGTGCTGCAATTGGAGTCCCTAAAGAGCACCTTGGGAAAAGGGCCATTATTATAATTTTAGAGTAAATATTCTCTCCTTTTTTCATTCACCCATCTCATCCATTAATTCGACGAGAGATAATGCTCTACCGTTACGGAATGTATCAGTTGGTTCGTTCAGGCTCTCAAATAATTTGGTTCCGAGGTTCTGAAACGGTTCTGCCATTGACTCTCCAAAAACTGCACATGATTCAAGAAACTTATCAGTAGGTGTTTCCAACCATGCTCCTTTCTCGAAGTGTCCAAATCGGCCCGTCATTTCTTCCCCTTCCTCTTCTCCTCTAACGCTCGATTCAGCAACGCAGTCATATTAATCCCTTGTGTCCGGGCATAATCATGCAAATCTTCCCGAACTTCGACAGAGGTCCTCTTGTACCGGATGCCGTCCCTCTCAATCACCACTGCCATAAACATATCATATCATATGCTATGTTACATTAAACATACCATAGCATATGATATGTTTATAAACTCCTGAAAATTATCGCTCTTTTTCTGGTATACCGCGACTTTACCTTATATTCTCTTAAAACCCCAATATATTGAATGGCAGCAAACAAGCCATGTACTGATACA